TCTCCTCATGCTTGGTTATCAAATCATGCTATGGGGAAGTTTTAAATATGGTTTGGTGATTAAGTTTATCGGGGGACTCCTTGGTATTCCTTTTGCGATTAAACTTAAACTTTGGGATGTGCTATTTTTAATCGCATTCTTTGGTATTACCGAGATATCAAAGTTGTCCCAACTTTTCTTGGTTTCTTAAAATCAAGTGGTGGAGCCTCAAAAAGGACCCTCTAAGGTTTATTGCTTCCTTTAAAGAGCAATTGGTGCGGATGGGACTCTCTCCCGCCTAGTTTCTTGCTTCTAGTTAAAAAGCAAGTGGCGAGCCTGAGTTGCTGAAGATGGGTTGCATAAACCCATCTTTTTTAGTATAATGATAAAAAACTGTATTTGTATGAAAATTGGATTTAATTGTAGTTGCTTTGATCTTTTTCATGCCGGACATGTCACAATGCTCAAAATGGAAAAAGAAATGTGCGATTATCTAAAAGTAGCACTTCAGGTCGATCCAACAATAGATAGACCTGGACTAAAAAATAAACCAGTGCAGTCCATTTATGAAAGATATGCTCAGGTTCAAGCATGTAAATATGTTGATGAAATTCTTGTTTATGATACTGAATCAGACCTTCTCAATTTAATCAAAACTCAAACTTTTCACATTCGATTTTTAAGTGAGGAATACAGGGATATTGAAGTTACTGGAAAACAATATTGTATTGACAATGGCATTGAAATTCATTATCATATGAGAAGACATCAATATTCAACTACAGAACTTCGCAATAGAGTTTATAACCTTGAGTGTGCAAAAAGAGAGGAGGGAAATATCAAAGAGGTTAAACAATATTCTCCAGAACTTTTAGAAAAATACGGTCAAAAATGAGTATATTAGTCACAGGTGGTGCTGGATTTATTGGAAGTAATTTTCTGCACCATTTAATTACCTGCACCACAGAGAATATCATCTGCATTGACAACCTAACCTATGCTGGGAATTTACACAACATTCCCGAGAGAGTCAAACTTTATCAAATTGATGTTGCTGATAAACAAGGATGTGAGCGTGTTTTTAAAGAACATAGGATATCCACTATCTTTCACTTTGCAGCAGAAAGTCATGTAGACAATTCAATTAAAGATTGTTCAAAATTTATACATACGAATGTATTAGGAACAGTAAATCTATTAAATCTTTCTCTAAGCTATGAAGTTCAGAAGTTTATTCATATCTCAACAGATGAAGTTTATGGTTCAATAGAGGATGGATATTTTACAGAAAAATCAAACTACAATCCCCGCAATCCATATTCAGCATCCAAAGCAGCAAGCGACCATTTTGTTCAGGCATACTACAACACTTACAGATTGCCTGTTGTGATTACAAACTGCTCTAATAATTACGGACCACGACAATATATTGAAAAGATGATTCCAAAAACTATCACTAATCTTTTGTCTGGCAAGAAAGTTCCGATCTATGGTGATGGTAAACAAGTTCGTGACTGGTTGTATGTTCAGGACCACTGTGAAGCACTGATTGAAGTATGGTTGAATGGTAGATTCGGACAGAAGTATAATATTGGTGGTGAATGTGAGTTTAGAAATATTGATATTGTAAGAATGATTTTAGACCGTATGAATTTGAAGGAAGATATGATAGAATATGTTAGAGATCGTCCAGGACATGACCGTCGTTATTCCACAGACATTACAAAAATTCGACACGAACTAAAGTGGTCTCCACGATTCTCTTTAGAAAATGGACTTGATAAAACAATTGAATGGTATGAACGCAATCGAAACTAAACTAAAAGACACATATATTATTACAACAAAAGTTTTTGAGGATAAGAGAGGATCTTTTATAGAGTCTTTTAATCTTCGTGATGTTCAGAAAATTATTGGAGACTATGAGTTTGTGCAGGACTGTCACTCAGTTTCTGTAAAAAATGTAGTGAGAGGTTTACACTATCAAATCCAACATCCTCAGGGAAAACTGTTGCGATGCATTGCTGGTGAAATCTATGATGTGGTTGTGGATTTACGCCAAAGCTCAAGCACATATGGTCAGTGGATGGGAACTCGTCTAACTCCTGGTTCAAGACAACTGTGGATTCCTCCTGGGTTTGCTCATGGATTTTGTGCTATCTCTTATCAAGCAGAGGTGTTGTATAAGGTTACTGATTATCAGTATTTGGAACACGAGAGAACTTTACTATGGGATGATAGAGACTTGAATATTAACTGGGGTGTGGCATCTCCTATTTTGTCTGATAAAGATTTTAAAGGAACACCATTTAAAGAGTGTGATAAGTATGACTAAAATGTCTGTTTATGGTGTGAGAGGATTTGCTGGTGAAACACTCTGCGATCTAAAAAATGACAAAACATGAGAATCTAAAATTTTATCAAACAATTAGTTGAGGATATGTGTATTAATGAAAAGTGATTCTAAAATTCTAGTTGCTGGTGCCAACGGAATGGTTGGTAGAGCGATTGTGAGAAATCTTAAAAGTAAGGGATATACAAATATCATTAAGGGAACTCGTGATAATGTAGACCTTACAAACCAGGATGAAGTTGAGCGTTATTTTTGTTCTGAGGAACCAGAATATGTGTTTCTTGCTGCTGCTAAAGCAGGAGGAATTATGGCAAATAAAACTTATCCTGCTAATTTCATATATGATAATTTGATGATTCAATCAAATATTATCAACACATCTTATAATTTTGGAATAAAGAAACTACTCTTTCTTGGATCTTCCTGCATTTATCCAAAATATCCAAATCTTCCAATTACTGAGGATCAACTTCTTGCCGGACCTCTAGAAACAACAAATGATTCTTATGCGATTGCAAAAATTGCTGGAATTAAAATGTGTCAGGCATATCGTAGACAATATGGATTTAATGCAATCTCACTGATGCCAACTAATCTTTATGGTCCTTATGATAATTTTAATTTAGAAACATCTCACGTTCTTCCTGCGATGATTGCTAAGTTTCATGCTGCTTTAGACCATAGTAAGCACTGGGAAGTGAAACTTTGGGGTGATGGATCAGCGATGCGTGAGTTTTTATATGTTGATGACCTTGCTGAAGCATGTTATATTTGTATGCAAAATTATGAAGGTGAAGAGCATATTAATGTTGGAACAGGTGAAGATGTAACTATCAAACAATTAGCAGAAACGATTGCTAATATTGTTGGATATGAGCGTGATATTAATTGGGACACGTCAAAACCAAATGGAACTCCCCGTAAAGTTTTGAATGTAGATAAAATTAAATCTCTTGGTTGGAATCCTCAAGTTGAACTTCGCCAAGGAATCACTCAAACCTATGAGTGGTACAAGGAAAACTTGCTTTGATGTGCTATAATATATACTAAGAGATTATTGACTTGTTTATGATTCAATATACAAAAACAGCACTTGTTCTTGGTGCTGGTGGTTTCATTGGCAGCCACATGGTTAAACGACTTAGGAAGGAGGGATACTGGGTCCGTGGTGTAGATGTAAAATACCCTGAACACTCTAAAACTGAAGCAAATGAATTCGTAAAAGGTGATCTTACCGATAAACTTTTTGTTGATAAAGTAGTTCAGTATAGAGGACCTGGAAATAATTTTTATAAATTCGTTCCATTAAGTGTAATAGACTCCTTTGACGAGATCTATCAATTTGCTGCTGATATGGGCGGTGCTGGTTATATTTTTACTGGAGATCATGATGCAGATGTTATGAATAACTCTGCAACAATTAATTTAAATGTTCTTCGTTCAGTTAAAAATTTGAACGAGATGAAGGGAGTAAATAAGACAACTATTTTCTTTTCTTCCTCCGCTTGTATGTATCCAGAGCACATTCAGTTGGATCCAAATAACCCAGGACTCAAAGAAAATGATGCTTATCCCGCAGGACCCGATAGTGAATATGGATGGGAAAAATTGTTCTCGGAACGTCTCTACTTTGCTTATCATCGTAATTATGGTATCCCTGTACGTGTTGCTAGATATCATAATATTTTCGGACCAGAAGGAACCTGGAGAGGTGGTAGAGAAAAATCACCAGCAGCCATTTGTCGTAAGGTAGCAGAACTTCCTGCCGTTGGTGGTGAAATTGAGATCTGGGGAGATGGTGAGCAGACACGTTCATTCCTTTATATTGATGAATGTGTAGAGGCAACTTATCGCCTTGTTCAATCAGACTTCATGGGACCTGTAAATATTGGTTCAGAAGAAATGGTAACAATTAATCAACTTGCAGATCTCGCTGCAAAAGCTGGTGGTAAGACAATTACTAAAAAACACGTTGATGGTCCTCTGGGTGTTCGTGGTCGTAATTCAAATAATGATTTAATTCGTGAAAAACTTCAGTGGGATTATTCCATACCGCTTGAAGAGGGCATCGCAAGAACTTATGATTGGATCAATTCTCAAGTAGAACACGAAAACTACGTTCCTTTTCATCACCGAGTTTGATATGAAAATTACAGTATTAGGTTCGAGTGGGCAAATCGGTGCCTATCTCACAGAGCATCTTCGTAATAAAGGACATCAAGTTCATGAATTTGATATGGTGAACACTTCAGATGAAGATATGACAACAATTCCAAATCCACTTTTAGAAGAGAGAATTGCTGATTCTGATTTTGTATTTTTTCTCGCATTTGATGTAGGTGGATCACGATACTTAAAAAAATATCAACACACCTTTCAGTTCATCAACAACAATTGTCGTCTGATGGCAAATGCATTTACTCTTCTACAAAAATATAATGTGAGATTTGTTTTTGCGTCATCTCAGATGAGTAATATGGGTTATTCTCCATATGGAGTTTTAAAAAATGTTGGAGAGCTTTACACCAAATCTTTGAACGGATTGATTGTTAAATTTTGGAATGTCTATGGTATTGAGAAAGACCACGAGAAGGCACATGTCATCACAGACTTTATCCGTAAGGGGTTTGAAACTGGTGTAATTGATATGCTTACTGATGGTGAAGAACAACGTGATTTTCTTTATGCTGAAGATTGCTGTGAAGCACTTGAAACGGTAATGGAAAATTTTACTGACTTCACCTCAGAAGATAATCTTCATATCACTAGTTTTTATTATACAAAAATCAAAGATATTGCTAGTATGATTTGTGGTCAATTTGCCTTGAATGGAAAGTATGATATTGTTCTTCAATTTTCAGAAGAGAAGGATTCGGTTCAGTTAGACAAAAGAAATCTGGCAGATACTTTTATCACTAAATGGTGGATGCCCAAGACAACTATTCAAGAGGGTATTTCTAAAGTTTTCGATTCTATGAGGAAAGAATATGAAGGTAATTGATGTATTCCCATTTTTTAATGAACTGGATATTCTTGAAATTAGATTAAATATTCTTGATCCTTATGTTGACTGCTTCATTTTAAGTGAGGCAACAAAAACATTTTCTGGTCTTGATAAACCACTTTACTATCAAGAAAATAAAGATAGGTTTGAAAAGTTTAATCACAAGATTATTCATAACATCGTTGAAGACACTACACCACCAGAACTTCATCCATATCAAAGAGATGTTTTTCAGAAAGATAATATTAAGAAAGTTATTCTTGAAAATATATCTGAGGATGATGTGATTATTTGGAGTGATATTGATGAAGTGCCAAATCCAGAAGCAGTCGCTGATTTAGAAACTTACTTTGAGCAGGATGCAATTTTTCATTTTGCTCAAGAAAATTGCATGGGATACTTGAATCTTGTTGAAATTGGTGGTATAATTCGTGCTATGACTCCTGACTGGGACTATG